TCAAAAATAAAAAAATGATGCAGAGTTACTAGCTATTCAGTTATATATTATAGTAATGGCACTTCGGAAAATTTTTCATGTCTCTGATATACACATTCGCAACGGTGACAACAACTCTTGTCGCTATCACGAATATAGTTGTGTGTTCAATAGATTATTTGCCTCTATTAGTTCAAATGTTAAAGAAGAGAATCTATTACCTGATCAATTCGTTATAGTAGTATCTGGTGATATCTTTCATAATAAAAATGTTATTGGCAACTACGGTTTAGCACTCTATAAACAGTTCATCGAAGGTCTTACAGTTATCGGAACTACTATTCTCTTTCACGGTAATCACGATAGAAATCAAAATGAAACTAATCAACCCTCTCTTATTGCTTCAACATTTCATATTCCAAATCTTATTCTATTAAACGAAAGTACGTCATTTGTAATCCAAGATACTGGCTTCTCTTATGTCAGTATTGATGATACTCTTGACACATTTAAGACAAGTGGGCGTATTGAATCACTTCCTTCTTTCCCTAATATAGTTGGTAATGTTAAACATAAAGTAGCTCTCTTTCACGGTACATTTGCCAATGTTAGGCTTAATCATACACAAGAAGCTAAAGACTATATGAAACCATACCCTTTTGAATGGCTTGACGGCTTTGATTATGCTATCTTAGGAGATATTCATCTTCGTCAGAAGGGTATATACAATGATAAGACACTTTGGGGATATTCTGGATCTCTTATTCAACAAAACCATGGAGAAGATGTATTGCTACATGGATATATGATATGGAATTTGAATAATAAAACTATCAAAAACGTTAACGTCCCTAACGACTTCGGGTTCTTGAATCTTAAACAAGATGAAAATCAAATTATTACTATCAAATACAAAGGCATTTATGTTCCATTAGAAGAAATCATATTGTCAAACAGGTCTCTATTTCCTACAAACGTAGAGGTTAAGTTATTCTCAAACATTGACTTCCCATCTGTTCTTGCCCTGTTTAATAAATATGATATCAACTTTAATATTATCAACAATCGTGCTATGCAGACCACGGCATCTAACGACATTGTTGATACATATTATGAACATATTGAAGATGATATGGATATATCCGTTGACAAAAATACAATTATACAGCATTTTAGTAAACATCTCTCTCCTGAACAGTACAATCTGTTTGTAGATGTTGTTAAATCTAATGAAAAGCTGTTACTTGATGTTTCGCAATACCCAGAAGATATGAAAGATGAATGTAATAAGAAAAACAAGGAAATATCAACCCTTATTAATAACTGCTATAAAAGCGAAGATGTTAAGTCCAAAAGGCAACCTTTCACTATTAAGTATCTGGAATGGGATAATTTATACTGTTATGAAGGGAAAAATTGGATTGATTTCTCAAAAGCTGAATCAGATACGTTCTTGATTGCTGGCAATAACGGAACTGGTAAGTCTGCTATCTATGATATTATGACGCTTGCCCTATGGGGTGATATTACACCTATGAAACAAAACGCTCTTTCAAATGGAATCATCAATTATAAACATGATAAAGCTACTACTACCATTGATGTTACAAAGGCTGGTGAAACTTATAGAATTGTTAGAGAATTTACAAAAAAAGTAGGCAACAACATGAATAGAAAGCACATTTTCATTTATAAATATGTAAACGAAAACAATATTGAACTTATTAAATTAGATAACGCTTGTAATGATGAAATCAAAAAACTGTTTGGATCTATTGACGAATTCTTAGCTGCGTCTATGATCACGCAAAATGGAGACTTTGATATACTTAAAATGAGTTACAAAGACTGTGTAGCTGTCATTGACAAGGCTACTAATATAGATTATATCTATAGCCTTTACGATCTATTCAAAGGCTGTATCAATAAATATAAAGACGTTAGGAAAGTTATCACGTCTAAGAAACAGGTATATGACAGACTTATTTCATCTACGCAAAAGGACAACATAGGTGAAAGTTTGTTACTAGAACATACTACTACTCTACAATCCCTTGAAAATCAAAAAGATGTTCTTTTAAATGAAATTAATTCTATTGCGATTGACATCAGTTGTCTTGATAATAAATCTATTCTTGATACTGACTTTCATTCTCTTATTGCCGATCTTGGTAAACTTGATATAGAAAATGAAGATCAATACCAAAAGGCCATTGAATCGTTTAGCGAACTGAAAGTATTGTTTAAAAATACTACTGAGAAACAACTATCTCATCTATTAAAATCTTATAATTCATCTATCACTCTTCCTCCTGTCATTGTCAAACCTTGTGAATATGAACTTATTGAACAAGAAGAAAATGCTGTCAAGAAATATAGAGATTGTCTAAAGCTTGATTATAAATACTCTGAGCTTTCTGATTCAGATCTTACGAATACACTTAATGATCTTAAACGCAATTATGATGAGGTTATGGAAAAACTTAACGACTTAAATGATAAAAAACCTATCACTGTTTCTAAACCACTTAAAACACGTAAACAGGTATTGAATGATATTACTACTTTATACAATTGTGATGATTCTATTTCTAAATTATCATCATTCTGTTCTTCTAATAGTATTGTTGATAAACCTAATGGTGTTAAACGTGATAGTTGTGTACCTTGTGTTTGTACCTTTGATTCGTATACTCAGTCGCTATGTGACAAGGAAGGTTATACCAATCAGATCATTGCCCTTAAAGAATCCCTTCGTAAACTTGACGAAGACTTCAACAAGGTTTACGAGGAAAAAAACCAACTTGTTGTTTGTTCTAAACCTACTACTCCTATTTCATTCACTTCCGCTAAACAAATTCATAATAAACTGTCAAAGTTCTCGCAACTTGATATTGAACAGTTGCGTAATTCTATCAAACGCGATGAAGCTATATTAGAAACGTATTATAAAGGTCTTGATGATACCTATGTTCTTGAAAATGAACTCAAAATATACCAAAACGAACTTGAGCTATTGAATACAAATGATGAATATAAATATAATCCTGATTGCGAATTCTGTTGTAAAAGGTCGTGGGTGTCAAGAATTAAAGAACTTCACATCATCATTAACGGTCTTCAAGCTTCTATCAAACAGTCCTATGATAAACTGTATGGCAACCTAGAGTATGATTTCCTCTCAATTTATAAAACTAACGAAGCTAATCTTATTGCTCTTGCTGAATATGATCTTTATCATCTGTGGCATGATTATTATATTAGCAAAGAGCAATATGACGCATTTTCTGACAAACTAAATACCATTATTAATGATAAAAAAACTTTGAATTGCGACATACTACGTTGTGAAGAAGCGTTGACTGTATGTTCTCATATCATTTCATCCTTTAACATATTATCACATGACCTATATAAATGTTATAAAACCATTGAATCTTATGAATTGTATGCATCGTGGAAAAAGAATTATGATGATCTTATTAATCAAAAAAATTGCCTTCATTGTGATATAGAATCTATCAATAATTATTTGACATTTGAACCGCGCATTAAAAAACTTGAATTACTTAAATCACATTATAGCGATTGGAAGAACTATCATGATGTGTTTATGATTGTTAAAGCACACGACTTCTTCCTTATCAAATCTTCTATCCAAAAATATGAGCTGTTTATGCATTATCAATCGTCATTGGATAAATTGCCTGCTATCAAGCGCAAGATTGAATTGTTTGATTATATCAAGCGAATTGATGCCGACATTAAGAATCTTAATGATATTCTTACCAAATATCATACTATCTGTACTTATAATTATGATAATAATGCTAATTGTAAATCGCTCTCTCATGTTCTCATTCATATTGATAACCTTATTATGGTATTTGAAACCATCATTGATAGGTTTAAAATCTATAGAAAAGAAATTTATAATGAACACATCCTAAAGCATCTCCTTCTTAGGACTAATAAATATATCAAAACTTTATGTCATTCCGATACTAAGAAGTTTGAACTTGATTATATTATTTCCGAGGTCAAAGATGTCATTCATATTAACTGGTTGATTAGAAATATTAACCACGACGATATTAAGCAAGTTATTAGTGTTAATCAAGCTTCTGGTTTCCAACAGTTCGTTATTTCACTCTCTCTTCGTATGAGTCTATTCTCTAACAAAAAATCCACTCAACTATTCTTCGACGAAGGCTTCACTGCTTGTGATAAAATTAATCTGTCTATTGTTCCATCTTTCCTGAAAGGTCTTTTACATCTATTTGATAGTGTCATTATCGCATCGCATATTGACGTAATCCAACAATGTGTTGACAATACTATCTATATTTCTTATCATAATTCCACAAAATCTTCATCTATTTCATATGGTCAATTGAAAAATATTAAAAAAATTAAGAGAAAACCTACCCCTTCTGTTTAGATATTCTATCATTTTATTGAAGGAAGAGAGTACATATGTGTTGTTATTTCCTTTTTTATTTTTTATTTATTCTTATTTCTTTTTCTTCATGCATATGTACTCTCTTCCTTCAATACTATAACGAAATATTAAGAATTCACTTGTATGGTCTTTAATATTCATTTTAAGTTATATTAGTATTATCATTATGGTGTTATAATCACATCAAGGAGTCGCACACGGCGCGAAGCGCTTCTCTCGCCCCTTCAAGTCTATTCAAGGGACATGTTTTACACTGTTCTTACATTCTGTATTACATGTACTCCCTTCTATTATGTCATCCCCTCATCCCTTAAGTCCTAGGTTATTATTTTGTTATTTTATTTAAGGAAACAGAGTACATATGCGTGAAGAAACTAAAAAAAGAATAAATTAAAAATAAAAAAAGAAAAAGTAACGCATATGTACTCTACTCCTTCAATACGTTCTATCAACAATATCCTAGGACTTAAGGCAATTCATTAGTCTGTTCCTTATCTTATGTAATATGTTATATTAGTATTATCATTATGGTGTTATAATCACATCAATGAGTCGCACATGGCGCGAAGCGCTTCTCTCGCCCCTTCAAGTCTATTCAAGGGACATGTTTTACACTGTTCTTACATTCTGTATTACATGTACTCCCTTCTATTATGTCATCCCTTAAGTCCAAGGTTATTATTTTGTTATTTTATTTAAGGAAACAGAGTACATATGCGTGAAGAAACTAAAAAAAGAATAAATTAAAAATTAAAAATTAAAAAGTAACGCATATGTACTCTACTCCTTCAATACGTTCTATCAACAATATCCTAGGACTTAAGGCAATTCATTAGTCTCTTCTTTGATCTCTACCCTTAGTTCATTTAACGATATTGTCGTCATATAACTTATTTGGTTCTTTATTTATTACTTTCCTTATTTATCTATCGTCCCTCTATTATTAAGTAATTTACTTCCCCCCTTCTTATCCTTCCTTTTATTACCCTTCTTATCCGTCGTCTTCTTCTGTCTCTTACCACCTCTTCTATTAAAAGTTTGATAATCTATGGGAACATACACAGGGTGTAATTTTGATGTTTGTTTAGGTTTCCTAAATAAGTTTTTTATTCTTGTTAACATTGATTTTCTCTCTTCCGGTATTGTCGTCGGTTTCTGAAGTGATCTCGTGTTCACTGGTTTCGCGTATCTAGGATAATACATCGCTTGATACATCGGCGTCCGTGCAACTTGATACATCACTATCCCTTGATGCATCGGTGTATTTATTGTTCTCATATTGTTTCCACGAAAATACATATCTTTATTTGATTTTATTGATGATTGTTGTGTTCCTATATCTTCTCCGTTATATCCAATACTACCTATAGTATTTACTGACGATAGTCTATCAAACCCATCAATTGCTTTTTGCATACTATTTACGCTATAAGCGCTAGAAGTGCTAGAAGTTCTTGAAAAATCCATATTTTGTCCTTATTTATTAGTTCATATTTTTCGTTTTATTAAAAATTCCAGGGAGGGGGGGGGAGAGAGGGGGTAAAATGAGCAATTTTATGGTCTGGTCGTGAGCATTTAAATATTAAATATGTACACTATTTATATAATAAATGAGCAACAGTGAGCAACTGTCCATTTTTAATTGCTCGTTTTGTAACTACTTTTCGGAAAGAAAGTACAACTATCTAAGGCATTTAGCTAACAAACATTCTGTTATAGGCACTAAATGTAATTTACTCACTACGGGAGAAAATGTTATCCCAAATGAACAAAAAGTCAACCCAAACGAACAAAAAGTCAACCCAAATGAACAAAAAGTCAACCCAAACGAACAAAAAGTCAACCCAAACGAACAAAAAGTCAACCCTGATAAAAATCCAACGTGTCCAAAGTGTAACAAGATTTATAAAACTAAAAAACATTTACAGAACCATGAAATAAAATGCAAAGGTGTTGATGAACTGACATGTTCAAGATGTATGATTTCATTTACAAAGAAACAAGCAAAATCAAGACATATAAAAGCAGGCAAATGTAAAGCTAGAAGTATTATTCATGCAAGAGAACCAAATCCACATAATTTTATAAACACGCAAAATATCCAAAATCAAAATAATATCCAAAATCAAAATAATATTCAAAATCAAAATAATATCAATAACAATATTATTATAAACAACTTTGGAAGCGAGAGAATTGATCATATTACAGATGATGATATCATTAAAATGCTAATGGCAGGAATAAACACGCTTCCCATGTACATTGAAAAGAAACACTTTGATAAAAACTTCCCTGAAAACAATAACATAGTCTATACAAAGGAAAACAAATGTAAAGTATTAGAAAACAATGCTTGGAAAGAAAGAGACATTGGATTGCTTTCTTCGAAGTTGATCAAAGACAATAGTCAAGTCCTGTTACTCTATTGTGACAAGAATGATGTCAAACTAGAAGAGAATATATCAGATAACGAGCTATATGATAGAATTAAAAATAAGTTAGTAATCATCTATAATAAATCAGACAACGAAAAATATAACCATATCATATGTGCCGTAAAAGAACTAGTCAAAAACTCTTCTATGACAATATGACAACATTCACTCTATCATGAAAACTAATATATATTAGAATTTTGTAATCATACATTTTTGTTTTATTAAAAATCTAGGGAGGGGGGGGGGAGAGAGGGGGTAAAATGAGCAATTTTATGGTCTGGTCGTGAGCATTTAAATATTAAATATGTACACTATTTATATAATAAATGAGCAACAGTGAGCAACTGTCCATTTTTAATTGTTCGTTTTGTAACTACTTTTCGGACAGAAAGTACAACTATCTAAGGCATTTGGCTAACAAACATTCTGTTATAGGTACTAAATGTAATTTACTCACTCAAGAACAAAATGTCCCCCCTACGGAACAAAATGTCCCCCCTACGGAACAAAATGTCCCCCCTACGGAACAA